TTGCATTAGGAGCTATCGTATCTGCAAGCTTTGCCACACGGTCTGCAGGTAAATTTTTTAATAGGATGAAAAAGAAATGAGATTAGGTTGGTTATTAAATAGTATGATGGCTATCCTATTCTTAGTTACTTTTGTAATAGTAATATTGTAAATGGCAAAGTGGAGTATACCAATGTTTAAGTTATCAAGTAGAAGTCTAGAAAAGCTAGAGGGAGTGAATCCTCTTCTTGTTGACACTGTAAAAGAAGCTATCAAGTTGAGTTCTGTAGACTTTGGAGTGATCTATGGTGTGCGTTCCCTAGCAGAGCAGGAGAAGTTGTATAAATCTGGACGCTCACAGACGATGAAGTCTAAACATCTCATCCAAGATGACAAAACATCACACGCTGTCGATCTTATGGCTTACGATGGTAGTAACCCAAGTTGGGATTTGGTGATGTACGATGACATAGCAGACGCAATGAAAGCTGCTGCCTTAAAAACAGGAGCTAAAATTAGGTGGGGCGCTGCATGGCAAATAGATGACATAACAAAATGGGACGGAACAATGGAACAAGCCATGAATGCTTACGTAGATTTACGTAGGAGTCAGGGTAGAAGACCATTTATAGACGGACCACACTTTGAATTAAACTAAAATATGGCAACCAAAGTAAATAAAAAGTCTATGCCTTGCAATAAACCAAGGCGAACACCCAAACACAAGACAAAATCACACATTGTTAAGGCTTGTGAGAAGGGAAAAGAGAAAATTATACGCTTTGGGCAGCAAGGAAAGAAGGTTGGTACACTAAAAGGTACGGCAGGTAAGCCTAAAAAGGGTGAATCTAAGACAATGACAGCAAAACGTAAGAGTTTTAAAGCTCGACACGGTAAAAATATAGCAAAAGGTAGAATGTCTGCAGCATATTGGGCAGATAAAGTAAAATGGTGAGGCTATGCCACTGACAGAAAAGGGCAAAAAGATAATGAAGTCCATGAAAGGACAATATGGCAAGAAAGAAGGCGAAAAAGTTTTCTATGCTTCACGTAATAAAGGTACGATCAAGGGGGTAGAAAGAGCTAACAAAGGTAAATATATGAAAGGTAAAAATAAAAAGCCTGATTTTATTATTATGATAGCTTTAGCAGAGAAGAAAAAGAAGAAGAACAACAAAAAAGGGTAACGAGTGGCATTTTTACAGAGTAACATCCCATACTTTAAGGCATGGGTACGAAGAGAATATACGTGTAACTTTGAACAATATCATGGAGAGTTCTTACACGCAATGGTCATAGCCGTGACGAGTATGCCAAACAGATCATTAAGCTTTCAAGTGATTTTTACTGGCTGCGAGACAGACGACACAGAAGAAGAAAACGTACACGGTGGAGCAATGTGGGCTAGGATGCCCATCACAGCATTGGTTGGTGACACCCCTTATGAAGAATGGGCTGAAGAGTTACCACCATACGTAGCACAACCTTGGGATTGTATGTCCCATGAACATTCGGTCTACGTTTTGAACAGAGCGACTCCTGCTCCTTGGATAGCCAAGATAGACGGAGAGTTCTACCCTGCTAAGTATTATTTTACTGTGGACTATACAGACAGTGAAATAGCTGACGACCCTGCTCAACACAAACAAAGTCATGTGCTTGAGTTGATGGAAGCAGGAAAGTATACAGGTAACATTGTTGCGTTACCTAATAATAGAGTACGAGTAACACATCCTGCATGGTTTGAGACAGGAGAGGGAGCACCAGACTTTAAGCCTAGCCAAAGGGTGTTCCATTCAAAACAAGAGACTGAGTACGTATGGGATACTCAACGAGTCTTTAATAACTTATATTCAAAGGAGAAGTAAACTATGGCAATGCATGCTAAAGGAAAGATGAAGAAAAAAGGTATGGCACGAGGTGGCATGAAAATGAAGAAGAAGGGTATGGCACGAGGTGGAGCTAAGATGCCTATGGCTAAAGACCCAAAGACAGGTAAGATGATACCTGCTTTTGCTATGGATGGCAAGGGTAAAATGGCTAAGGGTGGCATGACCAAAAAGAAGAAGGGCTACGCAAAGGGTGGCATGAAAAAAGGCTACGCAGCAGGAGGCATGACTGTTCCTCAACTCAGAGCTGCAGCCAAAGCCAAAGGCTATAAAATAATGAAGGGTTAGTCAGTATGGCTAAGTCTACAGTAAACAAAGCAGGTAACTATACCAAGCCAACAATGCGAAAGGCTTTGTTCAGTCGCATTAAAGCAGGTACAAAGGGTGGTAAAGCAGGACAATGGAGTGCTAGAAAAGCACAGATGCTTGCCAAACAGTACAAAGCTAAGGGTGGTGGCTATCGCTAAAGACCCTAAAGTTGGTACAGGTAAGAAGCCTAAAGGTTCAGGACGCAGACTTTATACAGATGAAAATCCAAAAGATACCGTCCGTATAAAGTATGCGACTCCTGCAGACGCAAGAGCTACGGCTCGAAAGGTAAAGAAGATAAATAAACCATACGCTCGTAAGATACAGATACTTACAGTTATGGAACAGAGAAGTAAGTACGGTGGTAAACCTCAACAAGCAGGTATAGCCAAAAGAGCAAAGCAACAATTAAAGAGAGCAAGAGTTGGTAGCAAAACTGTCAACAATAAGAGAAAAGCTTAAAACAGGCAAGAAACTAGGTTTTAGTGAAAGAGCTAGAGCCGTAAACAAAGGTATATTACCTAGTAAGGCAAAAAAGAATGGCACTCGCAAAAAGTCAAAGAAGTCTTAAATCATGGTCAAAGCAAAAGTGGAGAACAAAGAGTGGTAAGCCCAGTAGCAAAACTGGAGAACGCTATCTTCCAGAGGCTGCAATCAAGGCTCTATCACCCCAAGAGTACGCAGCGACAACTAGAGCTAAAAGAAAAGGCACAAAGCAGGGAAAACAATTCGTCAAACAACCAAAAGGTATCGCAAAGAAAACACGAGCATATAGGAAAGTAAAGTAATGATAGTAAAAGCATGGTTCATAGTAGCAGTAATGTCTGGAGTATATACAGACGGAACAAAGGATGTATTCATATTTCAAAACCCACCAGATCACGGACACTTTCATAGTTCAGTTATGTGTCAAAAGTTTATAGGGGATCATCCTTTTAAGCTTGCACGAGCCTTGATTAAAGAGTATGGTAACAGACCACCAGAGCAAATTATGTGCGTTCCTGAGGAAACCGTAAAATTATTTATGCAAGAGGGTGGCAAACGAGGAGAAAAAACCTAGTGTTATACGAGCCTACATGTGAAGTTTGTGGGCATCACATTGAAGATGATAAATGTGAGTATTGTCGTAATACAGGTGATAACGGTAGTTGGATAGACAAAGTTATAGAACAAGCAAAAGATCCACGACACGATCAATCAGCTTTTAAAGATAAGAAGAGAAAGAATGACAAAAAATCTAACTGAAAATCAACAAAAGTTTATGGCTGTCCTGTTTGATGAGGCAGGTGGAGATGTTGTTCTTGCTAAAAAACTTGCAGGATACTCAGACACAACAACAACTAGCACTGTTATAAAAGGTCTTAGAGATGAAATAGCTGAGGCAACAAGAGATTATATGGCTCGTGTTGCACCTAGAGCAGCTGTGGCTATGGGTAATGCATTAGTAGATCCCACAGAGTTAGGTATACGTGATAAGATGGTAGCAGCAAAAGACTTGTTAGATAGGGCAGGATACATAAAAACAGAAAAGGTTAACGTAGAATCATCTGGTGGATTGTTTGTTCTTCCTGCTAAAGAAGGAAAGAATGAGTGACAGTCGTAACGATCTAGGATATTGGACACTGCCTTTACCAGATGTTGAGGGTAAGGAGTGGAACAGAATACCTAGAGTTTCTAGACACATACCATTTGGTTACGTTGTAGACTCTGAGGATAATGACTACCTAATACCTGTGCCAGAAGAACTTGAAGCGTTGGAGATGGCAAAGAAACATCTAAAGCAGTACAGCTACAGAAAAGTAGCGAACTGGTTAACACAACAGACAGGACGTTCTATATCGTTCAGAGGTTTAAAGAAGAGAATAGATATTGAAAACAAACGCAGAAAAGTTACTGGCATTAAAAGGGAACTCGCCAGAAGGCTCGAAAAAACGCTACACCAGATCAAAAAGCTCGAAGAAAGTACAGGCACATACACCACCGAAGATAGAACAACCTAGTATAAACTACGAGTTTAAAGAAGAACAAGAGGTTCAACAAGATGTATTGTTTAAACCTAATGACGGACCTCAAACAGATTTCTTAGCATCCTCAGAGCGTGAGGTGTTATACGGTGGAGCAGCAGGAGGTGGCAAGTCGTTTGCCATGTTAGCTGACCCACTCAGAGGACTAAACAATCCTAACTTTAGTGGACTGTTAGTTCGACACACAACAGAGGAACTAAGGGAGCTGATACAAAAGTCTCAGGAGTTGTATCCAAAAGCTATTCCTGGAATTAAATGGTCAGAAAGAAAGTCGCAGTGGGTGACTCCTAAGGGGGGACGACTTTGGATGTCATACCTAGATCGTGATCTAGATGTGATGCGATACCAAGGTCAAGCATTTAACTGGATAGGCTTTGACGAACTAACACAGTGGGCGACACCATATGCTTGGGACTATATGCGTTCACGACTTAGAAGTGCAGACCAGACGTTAGGTTTGTATATGAGGGCAACTACTAACCCTGGAGGTGCAGGACATCAATGGGTAAAAAAGATGTTTGTAGATCCCTCACCACCCAACACATCGTTTTGGGCAACAGATACGGAAACAGGCAATGTTATTACATTTCCAAAAGGTCATAGCAGAGAGGGGCAACCTCTTTTTAGAAGACGTTTCATACCTGCTAATCTGTTTGACAATCCTTATCTAGCAGAATCTGGTGACTACGAAGCAATGCTACTGTCATTGCCAGAGCATCAGAGGAAGCAACTACTAGAAGGTAACTGGGACGTAGCAGAAGGTGCAGCGTTTCCAGAGTTTGACAGAGCAAAGCACGTTGTTGAACCGTATAAGATACCTGCTAGTTGGACAAAGTTTAGAGCGTGTGACTACGGTTATGGAAGTTACTCTGCTGTAGTCTGGTTAGCCATAACACCTGCCGAACAGCTTGTCGTATACAGAGAGCTACAGGTGTCAAAAGTTCTAGCAGTAGACTTGGCTGACAGAATATTAGAACTAGAAGCTGACGATGGTAGAATACA